CTCAGTTAGATCCTATCAATTTGAGTGTCGTTTTGTTCTTCCAACTGCTGGCGACAAATCCAACCCGCTCAAACTTACTACTGCTGCAAAGCAAGTAGGTCCTATTGGAGGTGCAACTGATGATATTGTTGTTGATCGTCTAAATGATAAGGTTTACTACCCTGGCAAGTTTACACCAGAACCCCTTACAATAACCTTTGACAATCAATTGACACGAGGAACAACGCCTGCTTTGTGGGATTGGTTCACGACAACTTATAACCCTTTGACAGGGGATGGCGCACAAAAGGTTTACGGTGGTACTCAACGAAAGGCAAATAAGTTAGAAATCATTGAACTTGACACCAACAGCGCACCTGTAGGTTACATAGGTTTATACGGAGTATTTCCTACGGGTATTAAGTTCTCTGAAAAGAACTATGCTACGAATGAGTTTTCTACCATCGAAGTAACTTTCCGTTACGACTTCCTTGATTACCAACAAACGCCAACGATTGCTTCGCTCCGTGCCGCCGCCGCCGCCGCAGGCGTAAGCTAACTTAGACTAGTCCAACCAAATCTAAGTCCTAATTTCAACTGGCCTTCTTCCTAAATATATGAAGAAGGCTATTTGTCTATTATAAATTATGGATTTTTTCAAAGAGTTATTAGAAAGTTTTAGTAGGGTTCATAATAGGTCTTTAAGCCTATTGGAGGCTGAAGCAGTTGATCCTGATAGGCAGAACGCCGCTAATGGTGTAATAGCCGCAGCGAATATAGGCACGGCAAACCCAAAGGCCATGGTTGCTGGCTTTAAATATAAGGGCACCGTGCCTTCGCAGATCCCCGTCATATTTAACCCTGATTCCGGATCTTTATCGGTGAAAGGATCCTATGTTAATTGGGATGAAATGAAAAAAACTATGTTCTCTGGAAATTCCAAACTTTTAAAAAAAGTCATCACCATGTTAATAGGATCAGAGGAGGGTGGCGATACCAACAAGACCAATACTGAAAGGCCAAGTCAGGCTGTTCCCGCAGGAGAAACTGCAAGGCGGGGCGCGTTTGATGATGGCAGGGGTTTAGGTGGGGACCAAGCTAGAGAGGCTACGGTTAATGCCTTTGTTAATATGGGGAGGTTATTGCCAGAAGCTCTTGAAAAAGCTGGCCTAAATCCATCTAAATATGGAAGATTGTTAGTTGGAGCATACAATGAATCCTTTGAAAGTAAATTATCTAAAAGTAATAAATACCTAGTCATAGATAAAGCTTCTGGTTTTTTCAAGTTTGAGGAAGGTACTCTTGATAATGCTACCATTGTTGGAGTAGCAGAAACTATGGAAGACATGCTGAAGGCTATGTCTAAAGGGGACAAGGGGTGCCCAACAAGAGAAGGTCCATACGAGCAGACTTTCCTGGATAACATTAAAAAAACAAAAAGGGGTGATATTGTTATTACTCCTGACGGGGCTGATATTTCTCAAAGTCTTGTATTTACAGATGATACAAGGGGAAGAAGAAAGAAAGAGTCTGGCACTATGAAAGATGTCATAAATAAAGCATTTGAATTGTGCGGGGAAAAGATACCTGTAATTAATATTCTAGACGCTGTAGGTGAAGGTGGAAGTTCGGATAACAATACTATGGGTACTGGTTACGAAATGTTTCAAAAGATAGCGGCACTTTCAATTAATATTGAAAGGATGGAAGGAGATGGAGTAGCTATCCCTGACGATCTTGAGAAGGAATATAAAAAAACAAGAATAGAATTTAATGAAAAGATGAAAAAGCTATCGGAGTTAACTTCGATAGCTTTTAAAATTGAAAGGGAAGTAGGTTTAACGCCCGAGGATAAAGCTTTTCTTGATAAGATAAAAGAACAATTCAACCCAATCAAAGACGAGAACGGGGATCCTATTCCAGGAGAGGATACTCCTCTACTTTTAAAAATGGCTCAACTGTCAGTGACCATTATGAGGGACAGAAATCCAAAATTTGTAACCGAGGCTGGGGGTGAGACTAAGTTTGGTAGTCGCCAAGACATTAGAGAATACTATTCTACTGAAAAGGAGGGTAGAGCCGCTTTGAAAAAAGCAGGACTAGATGTATCAAGCTTTTCGATGAATACTCTTCAAGAAATGATTGACGGGGATCACATGACCGATAGTGAAGCTAAAGCCGCTATTGCAGTAGGGCTTGCAACAGACCTCGAAACACAAGTCGCTGTGTTAATAACTAGCCTTAAGTTTTACAAAGACGTTAACCATATTAACTTAGGAGGAGGTAGTACCAAAACCTTCAATGATATGATGGAGGAAGATCTGCATGACACATACGATTGGCGCAATAAAACCGGCGTTGGTTACAAACAAACAGGCCCTTATCTTAAGTTAATAAATACAATGCTTGATGATCTAAAGGGTCCAGGTGAAACTCCAGAAGCTGTATGGGAATCCATGCAAAAATATGCTAAGGATTTAAGGGTAATAGAGAATACTATTGGGAGTATTGAGGCTAAGACTACGGTCAAAGGGGCTTACAGAAAGATCACGGTTACTTCGTCTGAGAGATTCACAGACGAAGTATTGAATCAACTTAATACGAACAATAATTATACTGATCTTACTACTGGCGTTAAAAAAAGAATAATAACTCGTATTAAAGCCCTAATAAATAGCAAGGAGAACTACACAAGAGAGGCTTTGTATAGCACTATACAAAGCGAAGTTTCAACTATGCTCACCCATGCCAAGGTAGAAAAAGATTTAAATACTGATCTCCGCAAGAATGAGACAGAAGAAAAGCGTGACACCAGGGTAAAGAATGCTCAAAGATGGTTAGCGGCTAAGGCATACCATGCAGGAGGCTCTAACGATCCTAAACTTAACGAGACTGCGGTTAGCCGACAGACCGGCAATAGTTATGTTTACAATAGGAACAAACTTCTAAAGAAAGTAGTAAACGGAGAAGGAGGTTGGAAAATAGATATGGAGAAATCTAACTTTGAAGATGGGTTAGTTATTTATTCTGGGAATAATAAGGCAAGTATTACATTAAGCACAAATACAGTACCCACTAGGTCCAAAGAAGACAATGAAACAATAGATGAAAGGAGATCTGTTAACAGTAAAACCACCTTAACAGCAAATGGTCCTACTCAAGCTGGTGAGGACAAACAACCAAATAAGAGAATAGTCCCCCAGACCTCGTCAACCATTCTTCAAGCTCTAGGTAGTTTATATGAAGCTTTAGGTATTATTAAGGAAAAAGTAAGACTTCTCAATACTTAATAAATCACTTAATCTAAACATTGAAACTTCTAAATCTTCAAATGATCCTTTAAAGGTTGGACCCTTTACTGGTAGCGACATCTCATTAGTAATAGCTATGGGATCCCTACGGTTCTGACCAATTATTAATAAAAACTTTCTAGAAGATTTCTTAGAATCTCGATGGGCTTGGGCTATCATCTTTAAAGTAATTGATTTAGGATTTAGTAATTCACTTATTTGTTCTTCGTTATATCCTTTCTTACATTCAATAATGAATTTAAACTTTTCTGGTGTTATTAAGTCTCCATATATTTTTAAGTATTCAGGTAACTTATGAGTGGTAGCGAATGCCCCAGACCCAGGACTCCTACAGAACTCTTCAGTATTAAATCTTTCATTTAGCATCTTAGCGATCTTATTTTCAAATCTGTTACCCTTAGCTCTTGAGTTTACTTTCTTTTTCTTTTTTAGTGGCGATACGTCAAAATCATCTTTCATATTAAAATTACCTGAGCTATAATAGACTCATGTCTAAAGTATCACTATCGTTAAAGGATACGAAAATTAAGTTAACAGAAAGGAGTAGAGGACGTATGAAGATCCAGATTAAATTTTCCAAGGAACAGGCCGAAGGCTTCAAGAACTTTTGCAAACTCAAGCCACCAGAGTTGGATGAGGAGGACTTCTACAAGCAGATTTTCTTCGCAGGATGCAATGTCATGACTGAGCAAATTCAAGCCATGGTTGAAGCACATAAGAAGACTGAAGCTGAAAAGACTGAAGCTGAAACGACTGAAGATGCAAAGGAAGATGAGCAAACACAAAGCTAACTTTAAGTCTACTAATGTATCCAACTCTAAGCATTTAGATTCTCTTGTAAAGATTAATGTTGAGGGTAAGAGTACTTCCTATTATCTTATTACCAATAGCTGGGATGACGTTTGCAATTATTTTAATGATCGACTCCCTAATGATGGCACCACAGATTTGAACGTTGTAGATATTTTTAATATACCAAACGCTTTGGATGTTATCAAGTCTGCAATTAAGTCTCATCGAGAGACTATTTCTACGGCGTGCCTTTCACGCTATACGCAACTTCCGATGCTTGTGGTAATTCACAAGTCTTTCCCACGGGTCGTTTCTTATAACGGTTCGGTAGGCGCAGAGATCGGAGTTTAAACAGAGCTTGGATTCTTCGGGTGACCCATTTTGTGGCTCCGATAGGATTCAAGTTTTTCGTTGTACTTCTTATTTTTAGTGTACAACAGTCTTAGGTTGTTCAAGATGACCGTAGTAAAATAATTGAAGGCTTGCCCAGATTCTCTATTGAAGTTCTTGAGGACTTTGAGTATAAGTAGGAAGCATTCTTGTTTTGCCTCTTCTCGATCCACATTGAACTTAAAGGATAGCATAAGTCTTTCTACGAGGGTGTCGAACATTTCAAATAGTTCATCCTCTCTAGCTCGATCTCCTGATTTAAATTCTTGAATCAGTTCTTCGAACTTCTTGTTATCAATATAGTTACCCATCAATCTATCATAGTCGTATGCCACAACTAAGTTTCCAAGGAGTCAACCCCAAGTGTGAGGGATGCCCAGCCTTGAGTATGAATCTACCTACTCATACTATCCTGGATTATGAACTCCAAGACGCACCTGTAGACATACTGTTTATATCGGACTCCCCTAAAATATTCGAGGGTGAGTATACTGCATTCAGACCCCAAGAGTATAATATTATCGAGGCGGAACTAAACAGATTCACTCAGGATTGGAGTGTCGCATACACAACGGCGGTAAAGTGTCCTAACATTACTACTGACAACTTAAGCACTGGGATTAAGAATACGTGTCAGGTTCACCTACACGATACTATTGATCACTACAAGCCTAAGTTAGTATTCGCATGTGGCAAGGTGGCGACTACTCTTCTTTATGGTAGGGCAAAGGAAGAAGGTAAAACTAGAGGTAAGGTTGACACTCTTACTACTGAGAGCGGGCAAGAGTTCCGAGTAGTGCCTATTATTCACCCGTTCCAGGTCGTAGCAGAGCCTAAGAACGCATATCTCTTTAGGACCGACCTAGAGAACGCATTTAATAATGAGCTATTAGATAAAGCCTCAGACGCTCAAGTTCCGTATACTCTTGCCCTAAGTATAGACGAATTGAATAAGGTAAGGGCAGAGTTTATTGACACGACTTTAGATGTTGCAATTGATATTGAGACCACTGGTTTAAATTTCTTGGAAGATACTATTCATACGGTTTCTATGACCCTGGTTGATCGGGATTCAGGTGAGCTAGGTAGGACTTTGGTATTACCGATTGATCACAAGGACGCTAAACTTGGATACAAGATCAAGGGTGAGTTTATGCGATTCATTTGCAAGGCCATGGCAAACAAGAAGAATAGAAAGGTCTTGCAAAATGCAGGCTTTGACCTTAAGTTTCTCAAGCGGTATGGTGTTGAGGATGTGTATAATGTCTTCGATACTAAGCTTTTGCAGCACCTCTACAAGGAGGATGTTCCCAAGTCGTTGGCCGATCTTGTTTACTATTACTTCCCAGAAGAAAAGTTCTAATGCTTACAGTTGATGGAAAAAAGTTTGATTGGAGAAACATTCCTCTCATGCAGTGCGCTGATGGAAATGCTAAGGATACGTATGCTACCGCTAAGGTGTATGCGAAGCTCCTTGATGAAGTTCGTCAGAAGAAGCTAGAGAAGCTGTATGAGAAGTTGATCTCTCCTTTAACTATTGCGTTTAGAGATATGGAATACGAGGGGTTGCTTATCGATGAGGATAAGTTGAACGAGCTTGACGTAGAGATTGAAGAGAAGATTAGGCTTGCCGACATTGCTCTTCGTGAGTCTGCTGGTTTAGGGGAAGAGGACAATCTGAACTCGACTGCTCAACTTGTTAACATNATCTACTCTTTCAAGAAAGATGAGAAGGGTGTGTGGGTTCAGGTTGACGAGTTCGGTCTTGGTCTTTATCCTTTCGACTTCACTAAGAAGGGAGCACCCTCCACAAATGAGGAGACCTTAACCAAGGTGAAGATTATGGTAGAGGAAGAATATACTAGAAGAGGTTTGAAGAGTGTCTAGAAATAATGGCAACGAAGAGGTTAATATCGCTAAGGCGGTATTGAACAACATGTCTGACGATCAGGTAACAGCCGCCAAGAGGTTCTTTGATCGCTTCTCAGAGTACAAGAAGTTTGTTAAGCTACAGTCGGTATATATTGAAGGTGCTCGTACAGCCTTAAAGAACACGGGTAATGGACGCATCTACTCAAGCTACCGTATTGATGGCACTGTTACAGGACGTATCTCTAACTCGGGTGCTAACGTTGGTAGGAAGAAGGATGACAAGCTCGGTGTGTCTTTCCATACACTTCCTCGTGAGTCCCTCGACATTAACATTCGGGATTATGTGGTTGCGCCTGAGGGTCACGACTTCATTACTATCGATATGAAGGCTATGGAACTACGTGTTCTTGCTCATGTCGCTAATGAGGAGAACATGATTCANGCCTTTAAGTCTGGCATTGACTTGCATAGTTATTCTGCGGGTCTAACCTTTAACAAAGATCCCAAGGATGTAACAAAGCTTGAGAGACAGATCGCTAAGGAGGTTAGCTTCCTTACGGTGTATGGAGGTACGTCATATACTCTAGCAGCAAGAAGAAACATCCCAGAGGCTCGTGCTGAAGAGATTATCAACAGTTGGTTAGCTGCCTTTCCAGGGGTTCCGCGTTACATGGAAACCATTGACGATTACATTAAGCAGTTTGGATACGCTAAGACTATGTTTGGT